AACGAGTACTCGGTAGTACTCACCCTGAATGTAAAGCTGGTCTGTTGAGATAGTGCGCACCCCGTTCTGCCCAAATCCTTGGAGCTGATAGTTGACGGGATTATTTACGTTGAGGTACATAAATCAAAAGGTTAAAAGTTTAAAGGCAACAGTATCTCGTTGCAAATATAGGTTTATTCTCCAAGCAAAATTTTCATCACATCATCCTCCTGCTCTTCGGTAAGCTCAGGTCTTTCGCCCTGACGCTGAGAGATAAGCTTGCTCTGCTCAATGGCTTGCTTCTTAACTCTCTCGTCTTTTCTGTCTTCTTTCTCGTTCTCAAGTTGAGCCTTCTGAGCGATAGCCTCCTGCTGCTGCATTGTGCTCATCCCGAGCTTCAAGCGCTCAAGCTCCATCTTCAATGCGTACTCTCTATCAAGGAGTTGCATCTTAGCGTTCTTGTCTGCTTCAATCTTAGCAAGCCCTACTTGGCTCTCGGCACCAAGCTCAGCAATCTTACCCTGTGAGGAAGCCTGCGTAGTTTGGATGTTCATCTGTGCCTGCATCTGAGAGTTCTGGGCTGCTTGCTCTTGCTTCTCTCTAATGCGCTTCTTGCGACGCACCACCAACAGCCTCTCAGCTTGGTCAACGTCACGAAGCTGACGGATAGCAATAGCGTCCTCAAGGTTAATCTCTCCAATAGAGAGGGCAGCCTGAATGTTAGCCTCCAAGTAAGCTCGGTCGCGGTCATTCATCTCCGTAACGACTCTTACGCCAAAGTTGTACATCGGCAAGTCCTTGAATGAAGACAGCACCTTCATATTCTCAATGCCAACAGCGTTCTCGTAGGCCTTAAACACTACGGACTGCGGAGGTAGAATCTGAAGACACTTAACGATGTCCTCACACACCTTGCGGAACAGAACCATCGAAGCGTTGGTGATGTCGTACAGAGCATTGTTGGAGGCCTGAATAGCCTGCTCTCTTACGCCAACAAGTTGCTCTCCCTTAGGAGAAGTTCCGTCCATTACCTCGTTGATACCCGTTGCATCACGAATCATACGCAGGTTGTGGTTGTAGATGCCAATTAACTCGTTGATGTTTCTGATGCTGTTATCCAATGGGCGGATAGGCGGGTTCTGGAATCCTCCATCTGGGTTCTTCGAGCGGTAGTAGAATACACCAGTCTGCTCGTAGATGTCCTGAATGTCAAGAGGTTGCAATTCACCACCGCGCCCAAGTTGTACGTTCTCAAGACCTTCGATGTCGACAATCAGTCCGTCAGGCTTAGCCTTAGCGATAGACTGCTGCATCTTAAGGTGCGTAATCTGAAGCTGGTCTGCAAACGTAATAACGCTGCTAACCAAGCTCTTAGGAATCATACGACGCAGGTTGACAGCTACTGCGCTGTAGGAGAAGCGAGCACGGCTGAGGTCGTGGATGTTCTTCGGAATGTTCTTCTTAAGACCGTAGTCAAACAAGTAGTCTGTTCCTACAATGAACTTACCTCCGTAGATGGTAGCGTTCTGCATATAAACTGGCTCACGGTCGTATACCGATTGGCTAGGAGCCTTGTACTCGTATCCCTTGTAGTAGAATCCTACATTACCAAAGCGAGACTCTTTCTTTTCAAAGACAATATCGTCTACGCTAAGGAACTCAAACTCCATCATAGCGATAGTATACTGGTCGTATCCGTACTGGTAAACTCCAAGAGCTGAGTCGTAGTAAGACTCCGAAAGGCGGTCAGGGTTGTTGCCAAAGGTGTTGGCTACGCTCTGAGCCATCTGCTTGTACTGGTCCTCAGTGAACTGATTGCCAGCCATACGCTTAAGCTCTTGAATAGACACGTTTCTGATGTGACCCATATAGGTGCAATCAGTAAGGTTCGGGTCGTCGGTAATGCTGTGGATGAAGTACGCAGGGTCAACGTAGTCTTCTTTGATTCCGTAATTCGAGTCGTTGTTGCGCTTTACCACAGCCATACCAACGGTAACAAGGTCGTCTACGTTACGGCGGTAAATCTTCTCGTCAAAGTCGTTCCAGTTGAGTGTCAATCGAGTAGCAATCTGAGCAGCAATCTCCGCTTGGGTCTTGATGCCCGTCTCAAAGAAAATCTCAGCTTCCTCGGTAGTTTCTGGAAGAGTATCTGGGTCAACAGCTGTCTGTAAGCCAAGGGCCTTAGCCTCAGCAAACATCTCTTTGTTTTTAATCGCTGCCTTAATCTTAGCACGCTCTCTGTCCTTTTCTGTCTGAGACAGTGGGTCAATAGCCTCTACGTTAGGGAAAGGTGAAGCGCCTAGAATCTTGTTGACTACAATCTTTACGAACTTCGGGATGATGGGCACAGGTGACCAGTCAATGGACAGAAGTGCTCCGTCCCCGTTGTTTGGGTCAAGAGACGTAAGAATCTGTTTGTAGATATTTACGTCTTGGGTGCCGTTGGCATAATCCCTGTTAATCTGGAATTCCTTCCAGCGCACGTTGTATAAAGAGCCTGTGGTATTGACACCACCCCATTGAGAGTATACGCCTTTCGCGTACTGCAGTCCGTATTCTTTCGTGACCTTTCTGGCGTGATTTGCCAAAGGGTCAGGGAAGTTTACGTTGCTACTCACATAATTGTAATCCGACATACTAAAATATCCGTTATTGTGCAAATATACAGATATATCTAACGCCTGATTTCTCGACCCTTACGAAAAAACACTTTAGCGTTAAAGTCCGTCTTTGGCTTCTCTGCTGCAACCTTCTGAGCGGCAAGCAAAGCAAGCCCCGAAGAGATGGTCAAGTCAAACTTGGTTCGGTCGTCAATCTTGAAGTTAATCCAGTCCTCAAGCGTTCTGTTGAAGTACATATTGCTGTACTTGCCAGTCTCATCATTGATGCCTACGTGGTGGTGGATGTACGACTCAATAGCCTGAGCGTGCGCCTGAATTACATCTTGGCTGTTTGATGGGATGCCCTTTGTCTTTACGTTGACGTGCGCAGAGGTGGATGACAGATGTGCTGGTCGTCCCATTAAATATCCGTCGTAACCCCTTGATTCAAAGTATCTTACAATTCCGTACTTGTTGTTTTCCACCAGTAAAGGGAACCCATAGAATACCGCAGCCATCAAAACATCCTCGTAGAATATCTTGGCCAGTGGAGGACGTGATGCATACTCAGCTACAAACATATTGGACGGGTGCTGCATATTGAACTTGGTCATCATATGGCAGGCCCCTTTTGACGAGCGTCCATCTGTTGTAGCGTCAAGGTCGTATGAGTCAACTCCGCCACAGCCAAGGAAATCATTGGGGGCTACCTTCTGGCCACGCTCCACCTGCATCTTGTTGCGCAGCTCTACGGGAGGCATCCAAGTAATACGCCATCTCCCGTTAGCGTCTGGCTTAAACTGGACCTTAGAGTCCTGCACTCCATTCTCCCAATGGAAGTTTCCAATCACCACTGGATTAGGGAACAGCTCATCGTTGTATTGGATTTGCTCGTAAATCTTGGTGATGTTAAACAGCGATGCCTTCGTAGAATCTCGGAAGGCTTCGTTCTCGGTAAAGGGGAACTGACGAATGACCTCGTTAAGTTCGTAGCTGTTATGCTGCTGGCCCTTGCGCTCGTTCTTCAAGAACGTCCTAGCCCCGATGGAGGTGAAGGTTCCGTCCTCAGTGATTACTGGCTTCTCTGGGTCGTCAACAATAGGTAGCCCGTACTGGTCAAAGAATCCCTCAAGTGCCTCATACGCAGGGATGAAGATTTTGTACAAACCACTCTTTGTACGTCCGTTCTCGTTGCGCTCATTAGGGTTTGAGTCGTAGTATAGGCTTCTAAACTCTCGGCCTCCTCTGTCAAGAGGGTTTACTGTTGAGCCAATCATAGCCTTACCAATAACCCTACGGCCTACGATAAGACAGGTACGATGGATGCGCCATATCTCTCTTACGTCAATCCCTTTCTCGTATTTACCCGCTTCATCGAAGAACAGCCTATGTGTCTTACTTCCGTCATAGGCGTTGATTACCGTGTTCTTCCAGTTGATGATGGTGTCAAGTGCCTCTCCACGAGTGGCCGTCTTGTTGTTCTTGGTGATTCTCTTTGAAGGCTCACGGAATGCAAGCTCCATACGTGGATTGGTGGTACCATCAATAACAGGAGCGAAGAAGAACGGGTAGCTCTTAAATACAGGCACAACCTTAGAGCCAAAGACCGCCTCTTGAGCGTCAGAACCTGTCTTACTCATAATGCCGAGTAACTTATCCTTTACCTGTGAGCCCTCGTCCACCAATGTGGCAGCGCTCATATTGGTATATCCAGAGCGTCGGCACTTGGTGTAAATCTGTCCAAGACATCGTGGGTCAGCCTCACAAGCCGCTAAGTGGATAAACAGCTTTCTCTGGAAGTCTAGGTAGCTAGGATACCCGATGTCAATCTTGCTCCACTGGATGAACATATAGTGGTGTCCAGTGATGTAGGTAGGGACTCCGTTGTTGTAAAACCAAACGCCGTCCCTTCTTCTTTGGAACTCCTGCTCGATGTATGGTCCCCATCGGAGCTGAAACTCTCGAGGTGACTCATACCAGTCATCCATACTCTTGATTTGGTTGAGCTCTCTTGGAAACTCGTGGCGTTGCCAGCGTTGGTTCTCTTTCTTTAAGTTATGGAACAGAATGTCTTTCTTTGCTGGTTTGACTGGTAACTGAATCAATAGAGATTCAAGCTCAATTACCTCCCCTTCCGTATCGTTAGGACAGATATTGATTACCTCCTTGTTCTTTACCATCTTCAGTCCAGCCATAACCTATCGTTTTGCGTTGCGTTCAGCGAATCCAGCCTTGAAGTCTCTGTCTTCTTCAATGCCTCCCGTCTCACGAAGCGTGCGCACCATCTCCTCCAGCTTCTGACGCTCTTGGATTAGCTCCCTAGCGTCAACCGCAGTCTGCTTAATGGACTGGAGTTCGGCCTTGCGAGCTGACCCATTGATATCTGGGTCAACGGGCTTCTTAATTTCCTCAATCATATTGTTGATGGCTATCTCCATAGACTCAAGGAGCCTTTGGGCAGCGTCAACAGTGGTAAACTTAGCCTTTATAGCCATAATCAACAGCTAGTAAGTGGTCAACATTCATACGCCAAAGCTTTTTGCCGTCAATCTCCATCTCGTAGTCCGCATCTTTAGCGAAATACACGATGTCACCCTTCTTTACTCCAATCTCAGCCAATGCTTCCGAATCACAGTGGATGCGTCCGTAGCGGTTTGCTTCTGGAGTAAGGTTTACAAGCTCAATTACGGAGCTCTTTAGGTGATGAGGCTGAGGGATTGGCTCTACAAGTACCCAGTTAGTGAGTACTTGAAGTCCATCCTCATTTTTAAAGGCGTAGCATTGGGTAGAGAACCCACCATCTGGGTGGTATCTAACCATAAAGTTTTCCTTCTCTAGCTGGTTTCCACCATCCATCGTTACGTGGTGATGAATGTAAAGGATGTCCCCGACCTTGACAGGTGTTTTATACTTCAAGGGAATAGAAACTACTTCACCATAGGGGATGCGATGCTCAAACTCGTTGAACTTCGTTTCGATGTAGATTTCTACGTCTCCTATCTTTTTGGTGTCTTGTACTTTCTTGGGGATGTTTATAATAAATTTATCTAGGCAGTCCATTTTGTTTAATTAAAATCACACGAATACTCTACGATGACAGATTGATGCATAATGCGTTTCCATAGCATCAGGCCTCTGTCGTCTTTAATGTAGATGTCGTACTTCTCCTTGCCGTATTTAATTAGGTAGCGTTCGTCAAGGACAATTGAGTCAATCTTAGAGCGACCAACGTCCTGACCTACTACATAGGCAAGGCCTTTTAGCGGGTCTTGACCCACTACAATTTTTCTTATCAATTCCATTGTTTAGTTCTTTAGCCAGAAGTCAACGCTAGAAGGGTCGTCACCGTCCTCGATGTCGTCATCAGTCCAGTTGTCGGCGATGTAGTTTAACACCGTCATCAACTCTTCTTTGTTGTATGCTTCAATTTTAGATATAGATTCAATTAAAAATTTGTCTTCGTGGTCGTGAACCACTCCAACGTTTGCAATCATCAGTAACTTATCCTCAAGACCTAACTGCTCAGCTATTTCGCATATCTCGTCTAGCTTCGCTTGAGCCCTGATGAGGAACTCCATCGTCGTTGGGTCACTCGGCATTACAGCTTTCGGATGTGGAATACGCTGTTTGACTTTACGTCGGCCGCAGCTGCAGAAGCTAATGCTCTTACAGAAACAACATCGCCACCTGCTCCGTTGATAATTGTTGCTTGAGTTAGGAAGTGGTCACTAATTGTAGCAAAACGAGTTTGAGATGTGCCAATAGTTGTCCCATTTACATCAAAGAAAAACGTTACATCCGTGTTGGTGGATGTAGTCTCAATGTTTGCCGAAAGAGTAATCTCATACACACCATCCTCGTTAAATCTGAATGAGGTTAGGTTTCCTCCGTAGACGTTACCTAATGTATATACTGTTGCTGCGTCACCAATGAGAACAGTATCATTACCAGTGGCCCCAACGGCAGCAAAGTCAAGGTATACTGG